CCCGCCGCCGACAGTGTCCACCGCAGCCTCGGTTACCCCCGGGATCTCCAAGAGCCTCTGAACTATCATGGTGGGGGTCGCCCGGCCCGGCAGGAGGATGGCGTATATGTACCTGCGCCGGAGCTCTTCGTCGGTCTCCGGGTCCTCTCCCCCGGAGATCGGTAGAGGGTTCTCGATGCTTTCGATTCCGGGGACCGGATCTATGAAACCCGTGATCGAGTAGGCCGGGGCGTTCGACGCCTCGCCCGCCTCCGTGGCCTGAACGTTCACGACCACGCTCGACTCTCCGACCTCCATTATCGTCTCCTCGACGACCTCGTAGAGCGTCGGAGAAGTCCCGCCTACCACCGGCCTAGACACCCTCGTCCCCGCCGCTATGACGATCTGGTAGGGGGCCGGCGAGTACCGGCCCATAACGACGAATCCGCCCGCCTTCTCGCCTTCGAGCCGACCCTCGGGAAGCCGATCGATCACCAGAGCATCCAGGGCCGCGCCGGTAGCCGTCCGGATGGACAGATTGGCGTTGGCCGTCCAGACGAGGGTCTCAAGTTTCTGGATCTGGATGGCCAGGGACCGGTTGATGCTCCCGAGGACGGCCATCGGGCCGTATCCTTGCAACTGAGGGTTGAGCCCCTGCTGATCGGTCTTCATTTCGGTTGCTATGGTCTCTATTTTCCGGACCCTGCTGAGCGACATTTAATAGACCCCCCCTCCCATCTGGCGTTCCAGCTCATACCTGAATATCTCGTACGTCTGCAAAAGTTTCGAGTACAGTTCGAGGACGTCTTCGGGACTGAACAGATACTCGAACGCTTGTTCCGAGCAGATAACATTCATATAGATTTTTCTTTGATCTGCTTTCCTCAGCGTTACATGGGTATTCCCCAGCTCCGGGAATACGAGCTTCAGATCGGCCGCAAGATCGACCGCCAGGCCCGCGAGCACGTCGGGGGTGAGAGGAGCGTGAAGATAGGAGTACAGGATCGAGCCCTCCCACGGCAACACCATCTCGCCCTTAGGTGTAGCAAAATAGACCGCCAGCCTTTGCTCGGCCGTCTCCTGGGATGTTTCCGTCAGGGCCAGATCGCCCGACGCCGTCAGCACCAGATCGACCAGCCGGTGGCACTTCAGTTCGCCGGCTCGAAGATCCATGCTCAATTTTAGATCTCCCGTCATCTCTTCATCCCTCCATCCCTCACTGGCAGGGCGGGCACGAACATGGCCCATGATCACACGACCCGTCGATCTGGTGGTTCCCGGTCACGTGAGTTAAGGGCGCATCCAGAGTAATTTTGATCGGAGACTTTATATGAATGTTCCCGTCGGCCTCGATCCTCACGAATGCGTCGGCGTTCAGATTGTGCAAAATGGCCTCTCCGTTAGGGAATAGCTTGAGCCGGGCCCCGGAGGTCGCGCCCGAACCGTCCCCGTCGAGACCGCACACCTCCCCGGATTCATTCGATCTGCTCTGGATCTGGACCGTCCCGTCCGGGAACAATTTGAAGTGGGCTTTCGGGGCCTCGGCCACCCGGTTTTCAATGTAAAACGTCCCATCGAGATCCAGGAATATCGTGGTGCCTGACTTGTGGTGGATCTTGAGCCGGTCCGGTTTGTCGCCGTCGGCCGCAAGCGTAACGTCCGATATCCATTTCAGCCAGGTGCAATCCTGCTTCAGAATATCCGGGCCGGTGCAGTGGTCACACTGGGGGCGATCGTTACCCGGCTTGCATCGGAACGCCAGGGTTACGTCCCGCCCCTTCCCCGTCTCCCGCTCATCGTACCACTTGACGCAGACCGGATCCCGCGGCAACGGAAACTCCGTGAAGTCGCCCTCAGGATTGCGGCGGAGAGGGTCCTCCGCCGGGCAGAGCTTGAGTACCTCATCCAGGCACAGATCGTTGTTGTCGGGCCGGCAGACCGTCTCCTGCTGGATGTTCGGGATGGTCCCCAGGACCACGCCCTTCTCGTTCCCGTACCAGAGGACGACCGCAAGGTCACCCTTCCGGGGCGTCCAGGGGTGGCCGGCGAAATTGGCATGACCACGCTGTAAGCAGTTTATCCGGTACCGAGCGATCGGTTTGTTGCTGCCCGCCTCCGTGGCCCGGTCCCGCAATCTCCCCTCAACCTGGTCGAGGTCCCCTTCGCGCCCTACAAGAGGGCGGGTGTGGACCCAGACGGCCCGGCGGTTCGGTTCGACCTGGTCGATTGCGATAATCTCAATCCGGTTGATCTGGAGAGTGTCCCGCCGGGTTTCCCCCAGAAGTCTACCCATCCTAGTCTGACCTATCACGTCGCCCCCTCCCTGAGGGTCTCCTTTATCCAGGCCTCGTACCGCTCCTCAAGGTAGGTCCACCGGGCCCGGTCAGTGTTCGGCCCGATCGTCAGCCACGTCCCCACCTCCGTATAGATCCGGACCGGCTGACCGGTCTGGTAGCTATATTTTAATTTCACGCCGTAGCGTTCCTCGAAGGCTGCCAGCGCCGCAGCCAGAGTCTCGTAGGTGCCCGTCTCCTGGGCCTCCGAGATGCGCTCGGTCTCCTCTTCGGTAAGGTTCGGGTTCTCCGAGCCGTCCGGATCTGCCACGTAAACGATATGCCTCATGACCATATCGGCATCTATGACCAGGTAGCTCAGGCCCGCCTCAGGAACGGAGGTGGCGACTTCCAGCTCCACGAGTAACCCTCTTCGAGAGTATTCAACAATGCGACGCACGACCAGCCCGTCAACCCGCGTCGATCTCATCCCGTGCTCAATTTTGTTGCCCCCACACCCGGAGAACGTCGTCACCCCAACATGGTAAGAAACGTATGAGAGTAAGGGGGGCGACCAGCCCACCAGCTTGGGCCGGCCGACATCGTCCGAGACCTTATAATATTCGACCAGTGTCTTCGCTCGCTCTTTCACCTCGATCAGGCTGGAGAGGTTCGGGGAGACGACCAGAGGGCCGTAAAGCTCCCCGTGCTTCGCGATCGACTCCTCATTCCGCTCCTCGTGGAATATTCGCTCATGGGTTTCGGTGGGGGAATATTCGTTCGAAGGTGGGAGGGCACCCGTCCCAACTACCCGGACGATGTTGACGTGACCCATTGCCGAGGCCGTCTCGTCGGGGTTGAGCATGTACGGGTCCAAGTTGTAGGACCCTTTTACGGATTTCGGATCAACAAAATAGAACGTCCCCTCCTCGTCGAAATACCAGATCGCCCCGCACTTTTGGGCCATGTGGGTGATAGCGGTCTGGTACGAGACCTGCCCCGCCTTCATGACGGGCCACTGATAGTCGAACGCCTCGTCGTTCTGGATATCTATGTACCGTCTGGTATATGTTCTGGTAGAACTGGCCCGATCGTGCACGTCGAGGAGGTCGTTCACAACCTGGGATATCGTCCTCTGTTTTCCGCTATAATCCTCGGCCAAGAAGTCGGATAGGTCGGCGAGGAAACAGGCCCCCTCGATCAAGACCGTCTTCGGGTTATAGCTGATCTTCTGGGCGATCCCTTTCGCCAGCGTGAATGAAAGGGTCGCGGCCCCTGAGCATCCCGTCCGGCGATTTATCAGCTCAACCTCAATCTCGTCGTCGGTTTTGAAAGCTCCGGTGAATCGATTATTGATATTTATGAGCGATATATCGATCTTGTCGGGCTCGTTGTGGCTGAGGCTCTCATCAGCCCGGATCGACTCGACCCAGTCCGAGACGTCGGTCCCGCCGACTCTAACGACGTGATCCAGGGTCATTTACTGGGTACCCCCGTCGTTAGCTTCTACCAGCCCCAGCGTGACAGAATACTTGAAATCGTCCGTCCCGGCGGGCTGAACCATCCGTTTCCGCTCCAGATACATGCAGATTTTATGAAGTGAGGTCCGGACGTAATGAGGGCCTACCGGGAGATCCCGGATTTCGGCCATCCCGGTCTCGGTGGTCGTCTCGAACTGGATCGTGGCTTCCCAGAGGGCCAGGGGCTGGACACATTCGGTGATGGGCTTGCGGCCGGTCGGATAGTGGCGCTCGATCCCGAACTTTTGCTCCCAGGAGATCTCCTTCGGGTTCGGTTTGCCCGGCGCCGTAGGTGTCGCCGGCTCCCCGAGCCTGACCTTTCCTATTTCGACTTTTACGTGTCCTCGTGCCGGCGGCGATGCTGCGGCCGGGCTTGTGAAAATCTCCGCCATAATTCAACCTCCATAATATTGAGCCTCGTCCCGTTGCGTGAAATCGGCGAGCTGCCGCCGGATCCGCCACAGCAGATCGTTAATGTCGACGGCGGTCTCGATCTTCTCGTTGTGGATCAGGGGTCCCTCGATTATGATCACCGTCCGGGCGCCGTCATCCGCCGTAGCGGGGGAACCGACGGGCGAAGCCGCGCCAAGCCACCCGACCCCCTCCGAATAGCCCCCCCCAGCTCCCCGCGTCGAACCGAACATCTTGAGGACGGTGTCGGCCAGCCGTTCAGCTACGGTCGTCTTGTGAACGACCTGGGCCGGGGAGTACTCCTCGCCCTTGTGGACGACTGCCCCTCCGGTCTCCTCGACGCCCCCGCCCGACTGGAGCCCCTCCACCTCTTCGCCTTCCTTCTCCCCCCCCCAAAGCTTCTTTCCGACGTTCCAGATCCCCTTTCCCGCCGTCCACCACGGGTTTGCGGCCGCCCCGAACACGGTCACCGGAGTCACCTCGGCACCCTCGACCGTCTCGGCCATCGCTTCCCGGAGAGGGCTCGGTTCAGCCTCTCCAGTATCTCCTCGGATTGCCCCACCCAATGCGGTGGTCGCTGCCTCGGTCCCCGGTAACGGGGTGGTGAGGGGTTCGGTGACCGGCCGGGCAAACTCGGCCGCGACGTCGATAGGAGTTGTTGCCGTCGGAGACGCCAAAATCCGTAGATATGCCTCTTCCGGGGGGAGATTCTTGTTCATGAGGAGACCCATGAACGCCTGATGAGCCTCGAGGTTGTACCCCTCCCCTAGATCCGTGCGGGGTATCTTGGGCTGATATTGGCTCATCTCGAAAAGGGCCTTTTCCTCGGGAGGCAATGCGGCATAGGTGGGGTAGGCCATATACTGCTGCCCAGCATTTTCCATAGTCTCCCCGCCGGCCAGTATTTCGAGCGCCCGGGCAAGCTCGTCGCGCTCTAGGCCTTCTTTGGGCTGGAACGTCGGCACGACAACCTTGTTATCGGCCGCTGTCCGAACTATCCCTGTTTCCCGGCCCAGGAATCCCCGCACGGATTCGATTTGCCCCGCCTGGTACTGCTCCGCGTACCGGGAGGTCAAGGCCTGGAGGTCGGCCTTCTTTTGGGCAGCGGCCAAGACCGAGCCCGCCCCCGGGACAAGTGCAAACGCTTTCAGGATGACTTCGCCTATTTTGTCTGCGAGACCGGCTTCGGTCTCCGACCCGACGAGGAACGTCTTGATCCGGGCAGGAATGTCAGCCACCGCCGCCCAGACTTCCTTGAGCTTCGCATACATGTTACGGAGCCAGTCGACGATGCGGGTGAACCAGTCCGGCAGGAGGTTTCGGAAGTAGCCGGCCAGATCGTCTTTCGTGTTGAGGAGCGTACCCCAGATCCAGGTCAGCAGATCGGGGATCCTCTTCCCGAGGGCCGCTACGATCGCCGCCGGCATGACCATATGCATTGCGAGCCCAATCGCTCCGGCCGCCCCCATGCCGGACTTGAGCGAACGGAGCCGGTCCCAAACGATCTGAAGCTTATCGAGGAACCCGTCCCAGGCCCCCGTAGCTGTCTCGATCCCTCGGCTCAAGAGACCCCCGAGATCTAGCTGGCCCAGCCGCTCCCAGATTTTCGCCAGCAGACCGGACCGGTGAGCCAGATAAATCAGAACGGCGAGAAGAGCCGCTGCGACCACGATAATGATTCCGATCGGGTTGGCCGTCATGGCGATATTGAGGAGCCACTGAGCCGCCGCCAGTACCTTGAGACCGGCGGCCAACCCTTTTGCGATCAGGCCGAACTTCGAGAGGGCCAGTGCCGCACCAAGAACCTGGCCCATGATCAAGACCGCCGACGACCCGACGAACGCTATGGCGATCGCATAGGCGACCCATTTGGTGGCGTCTGGGTACTTCATCGCTATTTCGACCAACCGGCCGATGATGTCGACGACCGCTTCAGCGGCCGGGAGGAGATGATCGCCCATCTCTAGGCCGAGCTTCTCGTAGGCCAGTTTGAGCCGCACCGTCGGGTCTACGATCGCCTCTTTTCCCTCGTTGGCCTCGGCCATGATAGCCGTCGCCCGGTCCATAGCGATATAGGTATCAATCTCAGCGTCGGAGAACTTTTTGAGCTCCGGCATGGTCTTCCGGTATTGCTCCCTGAGATCCTGGATCTCCTTGCTGCTGAGCTTGTAGCCGGGTACAATCTCGTTTAGGCTCTCGACGTTCCCCTGTAGAAATGAATTGAGCTGGCTCTGGACCCCTTCGAGGGTATGGATGTTCGGATTGGCCGCGCTCCCCTGGACGGCGAGGGTCGTCTCGAGCTGTTCCAGGAACGCGATCATCTTTTGGGGGTCTTCGGCAAGACCGGGCATGCTTCCGTATGTGCCAGCCGCCATCTGGGCGGCGACCCGGGCCCGCTGGAGCCCCGAGGAGTGTTCGACCGTCTGGCCCTCCTTGACCCAGGCGGTGAGGGCGGTTGCCGTCTCGGTAGAGGCCCGGTTCTGGATCGACTGGATCAGCTCCTGGTAGTTGGCCGCCTTATAAATGGCGACGCCCGATATCGCGCCCGTAACGGCCGCCATTTTTCGGGCGCCCCCCTCGACCGAATCGACCCCGGACTTCATAGAAGCCAGCCGGGTCGTGACCTGGCTGGCTGCCGTATCGACCTGCTTCAGTTCCCCGGAAAGGCGCTGGGCTGCGGCGGCCGACCTCTCGATGCCCGACGCCGCTCTCGATCCAGCGTACCCGGCGTTGGTAACGGAGTGAGCGGCCTTGGACGCCGCAAAATCAGCAAGTGTCAACTGCTTCTGGGCGGTGTCGGCCGCCGCGGCTATCTTCTGGAGAGGCGCCGTGGCCCGGTCGACGACCGCCGCCTGGATTTCGGTCGTTTTGGCGGTCAGGGCGTCCGCATCCTTCTTTATGAGGCCGAGCCTATGGGTGGCCTGATCGATTGCCGCAACCCGGAAGTACAGATCCCGAACGTTCAACCCTCATCCCCCGCCTCGTCCTCCAGGCCGGCAATAGAAGCCCGGAGCGGTGCCTGTTCTTCTCTCTTCGCCCGGATGTAGGCCGGGAGACCTTCGTCGGGGCCCCGGGTATTGGCGGTCCGGGCCGCCACGTACTCGTCGGTGGTCATCCAGCCCTCGTTCCAGTTCCCTTTGATCGGGCCGGCCGGGCTGACCGGCCGAACCGGGAGCATTCCCCCCGGCCCCGGATCTCTTGTAGGCTGCCGGCCGGCCCGACCCTGCCCCTCGCCGGCTTTCAGCTCGGCTTCCCGAGCCGTCATCCAGAGGGCTGCCTCGACTTGGGCCGGGGTCAGGTTCCGGGGATCGCCTCCTCCGAGCCGCCATCCCCCGAGATGGAGTCCGAAGAGGACGTCGCCTTCGGGGGCCCGGAAAAATCCTCCAGCTCCTCCTCGACGATGTGAGATATCTCAAAAATTTTAAGGCCGATATCGAAGAGGGAGAGACCGATCATGCTGTCGAGCAGCTCGCTGATATCCTCCTCCTCCGTGTCGGCGACGATCCCGAGCTTACATATAGATCGCATCAGGTCGATCATTCCCGCCCGTTCCAGGAGCTTTTCGGCAGCAATCTTCCGGGCCGCTTTGTTGAGCTGGCCGCCGGCTGAGGCCGCGTCGCTCAGTTCGGCGAAGGCCTCTCCTGTTTCGCCGAAGATGAACCCGATCACTTCGGAATCTTTCAGCGGCCGTATCGTCACATAACAGCCCGGATAGGCTGGGAGGTCGACATCCATCCGGTATTCAATCCCCTCCAGTATCCGCTGTTTGGTCAGCCGGCGTCGCGTTTGTCCCTTCTCAGATTTTTTTTTCATAAAATTGCTCCCCTAAAAAATTGATCCCGGGGGGGCCGTCTACAACGGCTCCCGGTACATGGCCTTAAACTCGTACTGAGTCATCACGGTGTTGTTTTCCGGGTAGTCTCTCCCGGAAGTGGTGACCTTGCAGTTGATCAGTTTCTCGAAGACCGCCCGCTCGATGGTCGAGGTCGCTACGACCCCGCCTTCGGGGGAGGTGTTCTCCCCGCCTCCGAGCGGTTCGGCGGGAGGGCCCCCCGAACTCGAAGACGGCCGGGGTTCGGGAAGCCTCTGAGTGATGACGATATTGAACCAGTTCGGGATCCCCTCGTCCCCCTGGTCCTCGAGAAGCTTCAGGAGAGCGTGCCGGTCACCCTTCGAGATCCAGGTCCCTATATCGAACGACCCGGTGAACGCGATGTTGTGCGTCGTGAGGTCGTAGACCAGGTGGCTCCCGGTCCCCCACTCCTCCTTGACCTCGATGCGCTTCTGGTAGGCGAGCCGCTTGACTGGGAACATGATCCCCGCCACCTGGATCACCACGTCGTTGCTGCTGGTCGCCTCGATTTTCCAACCTTCTGAGATTACTACGGCCATTTATACCACCCCCTCAGTCTCCCAGGAGGACCACGACCCCCACCTCATCGACGCAGGCGGCGTTCTCGCAATAGATAGCGAAGCCCGCCAGGGTCGGATCTTTCCAGCTCAGCCCCTTGCCCGCCGGAGACGTTGTCCCCCGGAGGGTGAGGCCCACCACGTAGTCCACAGTGGCAAGACCGGCCACCTCGTAACCCATGCCGACGGCCCCGTAAGCCTCGTCGGACCCGGTGAACCCGAGGACCTCGTTCAGAGTCCCCGCTCCCATGACGAGGGAGCTGGCGTTCCCGACCCCGTTGGCCGATAGGGCGATTCTGCCGCCGACGGCCGAGCCCACGATCGGGGCCATGTCGGTCGCTATGACGGCCAGTATCTCGGCCGCCGTCACCGCTCCGAGGTCGTCCACGTCGCCCGTTCCCTGAGTCGCCACGGCCCCGGTCCCGAACCCAAGCTCGTCCTTGCAGTCGAGCTCATCGGCTGACAGTATCTCGATGCTCGACGTCTTCCCGAGCCGGGCAGAGGTGATCACGTAATGATCGGTCGACCAGGCGACGGTCTCCTCGCCGCCGGTCGCTGCCCGGATGGCGATCTGGAGCTGAGCGGCGATCAGAGTCCCGCTGTTGCACCCGTCCCAATCCATGGTGGCGACGACCGGATCTCCGCCGTCCACGGCGATCTTGAGCTTGGTATCGACCTCCGCCGTCATATTTTCTGAGCACCCGGTCTTTCCCGTCAAATATCCCGCAGCCGCCTCGATTGTGCCCGTCTCGTTGCCCGCCCCGCCAGGATTGGCTATGATGGTGCCTCCGGACCCTACTCCGGTCAGGTCGAAAGGCTCGGCCTCGGCCCCCACTATTCGGGCGGGGGCGCTGGCACCGAACACGACGTTCGTCGGATTATCGCCTCTTAGAGGCACGATTTTGGTCATGATGTCCATATTTTCATCCCCCCTCAAGCGAGAGCCGTGCTCCAGTAGCCGACACTCAAGACGGTGTGAATGCGCTCAATATGGCCTACGCACTGGATCCAGAGATCGATATCGACCTTGTTCCGGTCGAGAGCGTTAGCCCGGACGGTGATTTTGAAGTCGTCCAGGATCTGGAGCCGCACCATCTCGGCAAAGGCGATGTCGAGCGTGGCCTTCAGGTCTGACATGTTCTGCCGGGTCCTCCTCTTGTGGAAGAACCGCTTGGCGACGTAGTTCAGGACGACCATGGAGTAGCAGACCGTCCTCATATCGACCGTCCTCAGGAAGTTCGGGTCCGGGTTGGTCGTTACGCCGAGGTAAGGCTTGACCCCTACGCTCTTGATCAGCATGTCAACGCCGTTGTACGTGAGGACGTCGACCTCTTCCTGATCGAAGATATTTAGGAGGTCGTTCGCTCCCTGGATCGCGTTGTTGTCCTGAGCCGCCGACTCGCCAAGAGCCAACCCCGCCTCTGTCCCGGCCCGTGCCGCCGCCAGATCCTTCTCGACCTGTGAGTTATCCCAGGGGTTCCCGACGATGGCGAGGAACGGATTGTTGTAGGCGCTCTTGAGCCTGAGAAGCTCGCTCATGCTAGTGTTCGGGGCTGCCCCCACGAACCCGATCATCGGGATGAACTTGTTCGCGGCCTCGTAAAGCATCAGCGAAAATTCGGGGATGAGATCGTTCGACCCCGGCACGACCTCGCGAGACGTAATGTAGCAGGTCGTCGGGACGACTCCCTGAGGCAAGGACAACATCATCCCCATAGCCGTTCTCCAATCGGCTATCTGGATGGCCGCTCCGTCGCTGCCGCCCGCGAGGGATCCCGATGAGTAGAGCTTCGGGAGATGCGTCTCGCCGACCGTCGGCTCGTACCGGGCCAGAGCAGATCCCAGGAGAGCCGCCTGGAGCTTGACGTAGCTGCTGAAGGGATGGCTTTCCTGCCTGATCCCGTCGGTCAGGATTATTCTCCGCGTCTTGAATTTGAGGCTGTACTCGATTTCAGTGTCGACATCGACCCCTTCGTCCGCATAAAACAGGTACGATCCCTCAGTCTTGTTCACGTAGACCTTCCCCGCCTCCATTAGGCCGGGATTGTATACGATCTCCCGAGGTACTCCTGAGACCCGGATGAAGTTGCCAGCGTCCTCCTCGATATCCCAGTTCTCCAGATAGTAGGGGCCTATAGTCCCGTCACCGGTCAAAATGCCCGTCTCGAACGCCGGATAGGACCCCTCGGCTATCTGGTACCGGACGTTGTTTCCCCAGGCACCGGGGGATGAGGCCACCAGCTTTCCGACCACTTTAGGGACTCCGATCCCGTCGGCGAGCTCCGCTTCGGCCGTGGCATGACCCACTCCGCCGACTCGGATCGCTGCTACCACGTCGGCGCCGTTCCCGAACATCAAATCGCAGGACGTTGCCAGCGGGCCGCTGTAAAACGTGGCCCTGGCGTCTACGCTCGATCCGAGCAGGATCGGTTCCCCTATGGGTCCCCGGACAGCAGTCCCGATGACAGCCGCAACCCCCCGCCCGATGATGAGCGGGACGACCCCCACCGACCTCAGCTCGACCGTCAATCCCACCAGACTAAACTGTGGTCCGAACTCCATCATGACTGATCACTCCCTTCTCCTCCCATAGCGACGATGTCCATCGCCGATCTCTTGATGGTCCTAGTCTTGGGAGGCCGATCCTTCAAAACGGCCTTTGCGGCTATCTCCACCCGGTCGGTAGGCTCGCCGCCCGCTTGTATTGCGGCATAGTAATCTTCGTCGGAGATAACGCCACGCCGCCACCCGTCCACACGCCGTATCATTTTTAGCACTCCTTAGCTCAATATGGTGCTTAATCCGAAGTTTCCTGGAGCGTAGAGAACGTATCTCAGCTCTCCCGTCCCGCTGGACCCGCTAATCAAAATTCCAAAAGAGCGAATGGCAGGCGTGTCGTCTGTCCAGCTTATTTCTCCTTCTATCTCCATATCTATGACGGATCTATAAATAACCATTCCATGACCGTCTACGTAGGACATATTGGCTCCAGCCATCAAGATATCGCAGAATCGGAGCTTATCGTTGTCCCAATCAAGATCGAGCCGGTATCTCATCACTTCGAGACCAAACTCGTGGGCGAACCGGTCCCTTTCGATCGGATCCGTCGTCTGAAAATCAACCGATAGCGTTGCCTTTTCGTAGTGCCCCCAGACGTCGTTATATAGCAACCCCTCCGTCCCCTCGAACTCGAGGTTTGTACGCAGAAACGAGTCAAAAAACATTGACCGGCCGGTCGGCCGAAGCGTTAGGACCATGCTCGGGACCGTCGGGGCCGAGTTCCACTGGTCCGACCAGATCGCCGGGTAGGTCGTGGTACCGAACTTTTTCGGGAGCCAATCGTACAACCTCTGGATCTGGTCAAGCGAGAAAGGCATCCCTCAGCCTCCGAGACGCCCAACCCTCATGAA